GAGTCTGCCGGTCTCCTTGACCCCGGCATCTTCTCGGTGAACTCCAACAGCCCGGATGCCGAACTCGGTAAGTTCACACTGGGGACATCCGTTGTCTGGCCCGTAGAGTACACCATTAAGGAGGTAGCAGTTACAGACAATCCCGTGGGTAGCGACTTTGAGACCCTCGGAAAAACCGCCTATGTGGTAGCCCCTCCGTATGACGTCGCTGTTTCCGGTCCCTACCCCAACGATGGTACCACTCAGTACATTTACCTGGCTAGCGACCCTGTAGCCGCTTCCAACATTTTGACCGAAGTCACAAATGCAGGTGGCACCTCTAAGATGGTGACTGCCCCCACAAGCGCTTTTGTGGTGGCTGCCCCCACTGGGTCAAGCTGCACCGTATCTTACGGTACAGCCAACTGGGATCTACCAGTGGTGATCAATGGTCAAAGCTCCAACCTGATTCAAAACATCACTGATTCCGCTCAGTCAGTGAACACCCTGCACCTGCCGGGCACCCTCCAAGAGCCCACCAATACCTACCGTATTGGGTATCAGTCCAGAACCATTCTGGATCCTTCCGCTTCTCTTAGCTCCTCCACGGTGGCTAATTTTGAGGGTTCGGCTCAGTTTAATGTGGTTTCTCACGGTCTCATCAACGGGGAGAAACTCTACTTCTTCCAGCCGATATATACTGGTACGGTTGACAGCGAGCTGTTCCAACAGACCACGAAGAAGAACATCCGTCCATACTACGTCCGTGTTATCGACGCTGACAACTTCGTCCTCGCCTCGAACCTCACGGCTTACTCTGCGGGCGGCTATGTTCAGTTCCCAACAGCCGGTGTCCTGGACAAGCCTTCTATCTTCTACACCGACATTCTTGGTGGAGCTACAACTTCACCCTCTCTTGCAGAACTCACCGTTGTTCCGTTCATTCGTGGACGCAAGTTCGGCATTGCCTCCGGTAACGTCTCGATTCAACCTTCGGCAGCTTCGATCGCCCCGGCCCCTAACGCCGACTTCTTTACGCTTTCAATGCGTTTTAGCGACAGCAGCGTAAACGTGTCTCCGGATCTGATTTCACCTTACGGTGAAACTCCGACCGCTGGATGGCTTCCTGAGCTTGTTCTGTCTCCCGCTGGTACCAGCACCACTGATGTAGATAACTACTACTGTGTGCCTACCACCGAGCAGAACTACGCTTCCGAGGCGTTCCTTGTACCAGCCTTCAACCCCTTGCTCGCAGGTACCTATGACGGTACTGGCGAAGTGGGCACTGTGACCAACACCTATGTTGGCGCATTCGGGTTCGGACCTGCACCCACAGCCGCTGAACTCCAGGCCGACATCAAGTACCTGGTTGGTTGCTACTTCGACGTCACCGTAGCCGGTCTTGCCCCCGATGGTACTACTCCTGTTGCTGCGGGTGATCGACTCGCCGTCACCTACGACGGAAGCAACTACAGATGGGTGTCGGTTATTCCTGACGCTTCTGGCGGAAGCCTGCTGACTGTTGCTTCGGTTCTGTACGGATCTCAAGTTGAGCTGGCCTTTACTGCCGAGCAAACTCCCCCTAGCAACCTGTGGCGCTTTGACGCTATTACCTCTACCGAGATCATTGACGTTGCCCTCCGTGGTGTTAGCACCGGCGGAAACCCTCAGGCTGAGTTCATTGAGAGCGGTATTGATAGTGTGAACCGTCTGTATGACGACTCTCAGAGGTACTTCAACCCTTACGGGTTTATTGCCTACTACGGTCCCTACATCAAGAATGCGTCTGGTCAGTGGATTCCACCGTCCCCATACGTGGCTGGAGTTGCCCTCCGTCGCTACCGTGCTGAAGGTTACCAATTCCCGCCTGCCGGCGTGAAGTACCAGCTTTCGGATGCTGTGGCTACGCAGATCTCCATCAATTCGGCTCAGCAAAATCTGCTGAACCCTGATGGTTGTAACGCTATCCGTTCTCTCCCTGGTTACCCGAGCACCTCAGTGTTCATCTGGGGCGGCCGTACACGGATCAACCCGGATGTGGCGGAACAACGTCTGTACCAGTTCGTAAATACCCGCGTCATTCTGAACGTGGTATATGGCTCACTGCGTACGGCATTCGACAACCAGATCTTCAATGTGATTGACGGTTTCGGAGTTGTCTACAACCAGATTGTTAGCGTCGGTAACAGCATCCTGAATCAGCTCTACGTTCGTGGAGCTCTGTTCGGAGCTCGCCCAAGCGAAGCCTTCCAGGTTATTTGCGACGAGCGAGTGAACAACTCGGCTGACCTTGAGAACGGTATCGTTAGCGCCAAGGTCTTCGTTACCCCCGTTCCGACTCTGGAGCGCATTCAGATCGATCTCATCCGTGTTTCCATCGGAAACATGCAGAATGAACTGAATGCTCAGGGCCTGGGCCAAGATAACACCAGCTTCCTGAGCTGATCGAGGGGGAGTCATAATGAGCACGGAACTTAAACTTCAAGTTCCTGACTCCCTTCTTTTCTCACTCGAACGCCAGGCGAGGGAGCATGGCCTCACTCTTGAGGAACTGTGTCTCTCTCGCCTTTCAGGTGATAAACTAGAAAGGGCTTTGGTGGACCCTCAATACTACGAAACCCTGAGTCATGACCTCCTTAGGGAAGAGCTTCGCAAAGTAATTGAAAGTGACCTTACAAAGGAAGAAGTCAGGAAAAGAATCAATAGAATTGAAACCCAGATCAGTAGAAGGTACATTCGATGAGTAACCCTCAACCACTGTCAGCATCATTCAGGGGCATCTCTTATCCCTTGACCGTTGAGAATGGCAACTTAAAGGTAAGCACCGACTACGACTTAGTCTCTCAGCAGATCCGCAGTGTAGTGGAAACACGGTACTTTGAGAGAGTGATGAGGGCTAACTACGGAATTGGGGACTATGTTCTAGAAGTTATTGACCCTGGGCAGATTAACTCGGCCATTCAGTATTCGATTCTTAATAACGTGGAGGGTATAACCGCCCTCAGTGTAATGGGCGATTGGCAAACAGGAGGAGAAGATGGTGTCTACCGTATAGGTATTGAGTACGCCATCAACGGGAAACCTCAGCCTCCTTTGAACTTTGCCCTGGCCAACTAACCGGGTAAAACTAAACTACTAAGGCAACGCACGAGACTTGGATGGCGCAACGATTTAAGACAGCACCAGTCCCCTCCGGTGAGGTTGCTCGTTACACGAGTGATCCGTATAATCTATCGTCCATTTACATGTTTGGCAGTTCCTCTCCCTTCACGGGGCAGGGGAACACCATCGTGCGTCCGAATGACGACCTGCTCATTCAGAAGGGTGGAAATAGAGCTTTATCGGTCTATCAGAGGCTACTCTACGACGAACAGGTCCAGGGTTGTTTCAGTAAATTGATGCAGGAAGTTACTTCCCGCCCTTGGTACATTCAGCAATACTCCGATAAGCCTGGCGACATCGCCGTCAGAGACTTCGTAGCAGAAGTTCTGGAAGAAATGCCCCTCGATGACATTTACCGAGGGATGGCCGAGTGCCTAATCACAGGTTTCTCCGTCGGAGAGATCATGTGGAAGAAGACAAAACGGGGCGTCATCCCATTTGACATCCGCATGCGGGACCAACGTCGTTTCGTTTTCCAGGAGTCCGAGGATGCCTACACCGGATTCACAATGCGGTGCCTCACTTTCAACCGAATGTTCGAAGGCGTTGAGTTGCCTCAGAGGAAATTTATCGTTAGCCGCTACTGGACTTCGCACAATGGCGATCCATACGGCGCTGCTCTCGGTCGGATTCTTTATCCTCTCGTCAAGTTTCGGCGTAGGGCCATCGAATCTTACGTCCTCTTCGGCGACCGTTACGCGACGCCGACAGCTGTTGCAAAGGCACCGCTATCAGCAAGCACACGAGAATTGGATACTCTCTACGGCCATCTATCCAATCTCTCCCAAGAAACCGCAATGATTCTGCCCGAGGGCTACGAGCTTGACTTCGTAGTGCCGTCGGGATCGCCAGAAGTTTTCAAAAACCTCATTGACTACATCGACAAGGAAATTTCCCTTGTAGTATGCGGTGAGGATGAAGCTGGCCGAGCCGAAGCCGGCTCCCGTGCCTCCTCTCAAGTGGCTAACACTATCCGTGTCGTTCGAGCCAGCGAGCTTTCCGAGCGTTTGTCTCACACCCTGAGTCAAACCTTGGTGCGTTGGATCGTTGATCTCAACTTCGGGACCGACGTCGCTGCCCCGACTTTGACTCGCGAATTCCGCATCGAAGAATCCCCGATCACCGTTCCTGACCTGTCCCTCCTGGTTCAGTCTGGTTATGTCCCCCGCAGAGAGTGGATCGAACGCCACTTCCGAGTGGAGCTTGAAGAGCCGGAGGCAGAAGGAGAGGAAGAGGAAGTCACTCAGTTTGACCCCGAAAAAGACCAAGATCTTTTTGGCTCTATATTTGGTGATGAGACTGCTGGCGGCGAGCAAGCTGCTGCTCAGGAAATGGAGAAGGCTGCTAACGTGATGGATGAGCCTGCAGGGGCTACTCCGGAGGAGTCCCAAGCCGATGCCATCGGTAACCCTGAGTCCGAAGACGTGGAAGGGTTGGTGGCACGTTTGATGGACGAGCAACCTGAAGAGAGTTTGTTTGCCGATGAGGAAGAAGAAGAGGGGGGCAAAAAGAAGCCTTTTGGCGATGAGGAGATCACCGAAGACGAAGCCGTAGAAATGGCTCGTAAGTAGGGTAAAACATACACAATGGGTCACTAATAAACACGGTGTTTCAAAAACGCATTCACGTCTTCAAAGCAGGTGATCAGACTTCCGCTCAAGGTGTTCAGAGGCATTTCTCTGAAAAGGACCTTGAGCAGGTAGTCAAAACTTACGATCCCTCAATTCATGAAGCTCCCCTGGTGATCGGTCACGCTGGTGATAACGATAGCCTCCCTGCCTATGGCTGGATCAAAGGATTCAGTAAGCAGGGGGGCAATTTGTATGCCGACGTGGCCTTTACCGACACGGCCAAGGACCTGGTGAAAGACGGGCACTACCGCAAGGTATCCATCTCGTTTTACTCCCCGGACTCGGCCATCAACCCCCACAAGGGGAAGTGGAGCGCACGACACCTGGCCTTGCTGGGGGCCTCGCCTCCGGCGGTAAAAGGTTTAGAACCTTTTTCGTTCTCGGAGATGGAGGGGGTCTACGATTTTGCCGTGGCTCTTCCGTCGGACATCTTTGATGAGGATCTCGGACCCACACTCATTGTGGAAAAGAGTCCTCTGGAGATGCTCCGGGAAAAACTTGATGAGGTCCGTCAGGATGTCTCAAGTGCGGTAAAAGATCTCCAAGGTAACCAACAATCACAACCTACCGAGCAACTGGAAGAGGTTACAACGTCATCCGTGACTGAGGAACCTGAGGCCGCTCAAATGGCTAACCCAGATGCTCCACAATTCAAAGAAACCAGCAAACACGTGGGTCGCGAAGGAACTGAAATTGCTCAGCAGACGGCTGACCTCGAAACTCAATTTCCGGAAGAGGAATTTATGGAAAAAGGAAAAATCAGCCGGAAGCACGAAAAGGGTGCCCACGGCCAAGTGATGCAAGTCGTAGAAAACGTCTACGAAGAAGCACACAAAGAATCTACCGCCGAACGCAAGGAAGCCGCTGATCGTGGTTTTGAGCGTAAGCGTCAGCTCGCAGAAGGTAAGAAGGGCGAAGCCCACGAAACCGAGGAGCTCATGAAGATGAAGGACAAGAAACTGTCCGATGACCATAAGGAAGGCTACAACGCCCGCCTTGACGAATCCCTGGGTGCCCGCAACGGTAAGAAG